GTAATGACAATACGATCTTTCATGACAACAATAAGAGATTTCTGGAAAACATCTTCTTTCCTTTTCTTGATGAGCATGGCGTGGTCAATGTTATCCATCTTGGTGATATCGTTGATCGCCGTAAGTACATTAATTTCCTTACTGCCAAAAGACTTCGTGAAGATTTCTTGGAGCCTCTTGCTAAACGTGATATACAGATGAATATCATCGCAGGTAATCATGATGTTTTTTATAAAAATACGAATAATGTTAATGCGTTAGATGAATTACTTGCTGGAAATTATCCTAACGTGCATATTCATATCGATCCTATTGAATGGACATTCGATAATACTACGTTATTGTTGCTACCTTGGATCAATGATGAGAATAGAGAGAAAACTCTTAATTCAATAAAAAACACAACGGCAAAAGTTGTCATGGGACATCTTGAGCTTTCTGGTTTTGAGATGTTTAAAGGAAGTTTTAATACACATGGAGATGATCCTAGTATATTTGATAAATTTGATCTCGTTTGTAGTGGTCACTTTCATCATCGTTCTACTAATGGTAACATCAGTTACCTTGGCAGTCACGCTGAGTTCACGTGGTCAGATTATGATGATCCTCGTGGCTTTCATATCCTCGATACTGATACTTTAGAGCTTAAATTTATCCAGAATCCTTATAAGATGTTTAAGAAAATATGGTATAACGATAAAGATAAGAATATGGCAGAGGTACTAGATCAAGATTTCTCTGATGTTAAGAATTGCTATGTTAAAGTTATTGTTGTCAAAAAAGAAAATCCTTACTGGTTTGACATGTTTACAGAACGTTTAGAGAAAGCTGTGCCATATGATATTCAGATTATTGAAGATAACAGTATCACCCTAGAGGAAACTGATGCTGTTGATGAAGCTGAATCCACGATAGATATTTTTAAAAGATATATTGATCAGGTAAATAGTGCTCATATCAATAAAGAAAAACTTGAATCAACAATTGTTTCCCTATATAATGAGGCGTTGACTATCGGATGATTAATATTAAAGTGTTAAGATGGAAGAATTTCCTATCAACAGGAAATCTTTTCACAGAGATTGAACTCAATAAGAATAATACCACATTGATCATAGGTGAGAATGGAGCAGGTAAATCTACCATCTTAGATGCTTTGTCGTATTCATTATTCGGTAAACCATTCAGGAGGGTCAACAAGCCACAGCTCATTAACTCTATCACTCGTAAAGAGATGGTTGTTGAGATTGAGTTTGATATTGGACCAAATCAGTATAAGATCATACGAGGTCAACGACCTGGTATTTTCGAGCTTTATCAGAATAACGCTTTGCTTAATCAATCTGCTGAAATGAAAGATTATCAGGAGATCTTAGAGAAACAGATCCTTAAGATCAACCATAAATCTTTCTGTCAGGTTGTTGTTCTTGGATCAGCAACATTCATGCCGTTCATGCAGCTGTCAACTGGTTCACGCCGTGAGATTATCGAAGACCTTCTTGATCTTCAGATCTTTACCGTAATGAATAACTTATTGAAAGATAAGATCAATAAAAATAAAGATGATGTGCTTATCCTAAATGGTGATCAAAAAGTTGTTACTGAAAAGATCAAACTGATCAAAGAGCATATGCTAGAGCTTCAGAATAGTAATGAGGTTATCATTGCTGAAAAACGTGAGCGCATAACTTCGACTAAAACTGATATTGCAGAACTAAAATTAAAACTTTTAAATACCGAAAAAGAAGCTGAAGACCTAGCCCAGCAAACTGCTTCATTAGATAGTATGGAAAAGAAAATGGTGAAGCTCCAGCAGTTGAGGCATAAGATTGAAGCTAATTTGAATCTCATCAATAAAGATGTAAAATTCTTTAAAGATCATGACAATTGTCCAACTTGTAAGCAGCAGATTGAAGTGCAATTTAAATGCGATAGCATTGCTGCTAAAGAAGCTGATGCCGCAGAGATTCAAGAGGGGTTATCAAAACTATCAGAAGAATATGATAAGGTTCAGTCTGATATTAAATCTATGCTTGATATTAATGCTCTTGTTAGGCAGAAAAATATGGATGCTCATGTCATCCAAACCAAAATGGGTTCTTTGCAGACTTATGTCAAACAGCTTAATGATGAGATAAACTCGATAAAGAAAACAGTTGAAGATCAGGATGATAGCAAACTATCCACTCTTGAAGATGAATTGATCACGATTGCTGATAAGATGACTAAACTCAATGAGGACAAATTGATCTATGGTGCAGCTTCTTCTCTTCTTAAAGATGGCGGTATCAAATCTAAAATCATAAAGCAATATATCCCAATTATCAATAAGTTGATCAACAAATATTTGACTGCTATGGATTTTTTTGTTCAGTTCGAACTTGATGAGGAATTTAATGAAACAATCAAATCAAGACACAGAGACGAGTTCAGTTATGCATCTTTCAGCGAGGGTGAAAAGATGCGTATCAATCTTGCTATATTGTTCACTTGGCGAGCAGTTGCAAAACTTCGTAATTCTATCAATACTAATATTCTTATCATGGATGAGGTATTTGACAGTTCATTAGACAGCAATGGTACTGATGAATTTATGAAGATCTTAAATACTATCACAACCGATACAAACACCTTCATCATTAGTCATAAGACTGACCAGATCAGCGACAAGTTTGATAATGTTATTAAATTTGAAAAGAAACAGAATTTCTCAAGGATAGCATCATGAATTTAGTGGAAAATAATGACCCAATCTTAAAACAAAAATGCGAACCATTTGATTTTAGGAATCCTCCATTTGATCCTATAGAATTTGCACAGGATCTGGTAAAGTTTATGTATGAAAAAAATGCTATTGGTATGTCAGCAAATCAGGTTGGTCTGCCTTATCGGGTGTTTGCAATGCGTGGTAATCCTGAGAATTTCGTATGTTATAACCCAAAAATCGTTATGCCTTCTACAGATCAAATCCTTTTAGAAGAGACTTGCATCGGTCATCCTGGATTATTAGTTAAGATCAAAAGACCACAGCATGTCAAAGTCAGGTTTCAAACGCCAAATGGTGATACTAGGACTGAGACCTATACAGGTCTTACAGCTAGGACTTTCTTACATGAGATGGATCTACTTGATGGTATCGTGTTTTACAGTAGAGCGAACCTGTATCATCGTGAAAAAGCATTTAAAAATAAAACTTTACAAATTAAATAAAATAGGCTATAAAGAGAATATAAGCAATAGCGGAGATTGTTGTGAATATCTTTTATGTAGACCCTGACCCAACTATTGCTGCGCAGCAGTTAGTTGATAAACACGTTGTCAAAATGATCCTAGAGTCAGCCCAGCTTTTATCTACAGCACATCGTGTTCTTGATGGTGTAGAAACAATGGGACAAACTAAAACTGGTCGCAAAGCTAAACGTTGGATCTTACAAGATGACCGAGAAAACGTATTATATTCTGCTACTCATATCAACCATCCTTCTGCCGTTTGGTGTCGTGATTCTGTTGAGAACTATAATTGGCTTGTTGAACATCTTTATGGATTGATGTTAGAATATACCTATCGTTACGGTCGCCAACACAAATGTCATGACATGGCATATATGCTCCAATCCCCTCCATACAACCTTAAAGATTATGAATGGACACAGATGCCATCATGCATGGCAGATGAGTATAAAGTGGGAGATGACCCATTAATAAATTACCGTAATTATTATAAAATTGGCAAAGCTAACTTACATAAGTGGACAAAACGTGAAGCGCCAGAATGGATTAGATATGAAACAGCCGCCTGATCTTAATAAAGTTACCTCGAGGATGAAAGAATTGATGAAACCTGTAGACATGCAGATTATGATGTGTGATGATACTCAGGATGTTATGATCATGGCTTGTGCTATGTTACAACGTGTTAAAGAGATATTCGATAATCAACTTGGTGTTGAAGGTCGTAAACAAATGTTTAAAGGATTAGCAGAATGAGTTACTTTACTGATGTGAAAGATTTCCACGTAGCATTTGGTCAGCGGGTTGGATCTTATCCTGAATTACCAAATACCAAAGAACGTACTCTTAGAATGAAACTTCTTGCTGAAGAGATGTATGAATATACTGTAGCAGAAAATGAAAATGATATTGTAGAGATTGCAGATGCTCTTGCTGATATTATCTACATTGCATGCGGTACTGCAGTATCTTATGGTATTCCTCTTGATGAGATCTTCAATGAAGTTCACCGTAGTAATATGGCAAAGCTAGTTGATGGTAAAGTACTTCGTCGAGAAGATGG